TGTTCATATCAACCGTGGATGCCTGCGTCGCTGATGCCTGCGTTGACGACCAGTACGAGTGATTGGCGAAGTTGCCAAGTCCTGCGCTGGCAAGGTTAGTATAGACTTCTAACAGCTCATCCAGCGACGGCAGGAACCAGTCGCTAAAGCCGTTCAGCACCAGTTGATCTGCTAACCTTGCGGCAATCCCTGACGTTGCGCAGTTCGCAACAATCGTTGCCGTGTTCAAAGCGCCTTGGCCAATCGCTTCGGGTGTTGGCCATTCAGGGATCAGCACCCCTTGACACCCCCACGGTGCATTTGTAGACAAATCACTTTCAGATACAACAAGACCCATTAAAGCAACACCACTGACAAAAGTCCCAACAAATAAACCCCCTTGAACAGAATCCCCAGCATTGGGGATGGCATCCTCAGTAGCAGAATAAACCCTATTGGCGTTAATATATACCCCAGACATACACTACACAGTTACATCCTCGTTAATCTTAAACGTGCCATATATCCACGTCTGAACAAAAGATGTGCCAGTAGCCGTAGTCTGCAAGTCATAGACATACAAGCCCCCAGAAGTCCCGGAAGTGGCACTAGCAGCAGCACTAACCGTAAGCAACCCACTGACAGTCCCGGAAATAGTGAAAGAACCAGAGGCAATGACAGTCCCGGTAGCCGTATCTGAATCCCTAACCTCCATCTTATAAGTGTACCCATTCAAATTCACAACAGAACCAGAAGCATCAGTGACATTCAACGTCATCTTAAATGTATCACCCTTCCTGCAAATGATGTCAAGCCTCTTGGCAGCATCAAGATTTAATGTACTCATACCGGTTGACCTTGATTTAATGTTTCCATACCACTTAAAGCCTCAAACAACTCATCACGACTAGACTTTAACTCACCACGCTCACCCTTCCTCTGACTAATTAACTTGGATTGCTCAACAGCTTGCTTCTCAACACGATTGTCTTTAGCAGATTCCTTCTCCTTCTCAAGCTGCATCCTAAACTGCTTGTCACCATCAGAGATAAGACCACGAACCTGAGCCTCAACCTTGGCAAGCTCCATCTTAAGCATATACTCCTGCTGAAGTAATGCCGACTTAGACTGCGTCTCCAACTCAATCTTCTGAGACTCTAACTGTTGCATCAGTTGCAACTCTTGCATCTTAGCCTGAGATGCCACAACAGCAGTCTGCTGATTAGCCTGAGCCTGCATCTGACTATTCTGCCTAGCAATATCCTGCTGCTTAGCCATACGCTTCTTCCTGCGAACAATGAGAAGCCTCTCAGCCTGATCTACATCCTTTAACTTCCTGATAGCCATAGCATCCTCAATATCTATCGTCTGAGTGGATAAAGCCTGCTGAACATTAGCCTCTAAATACATCCTGTCAGAATCAGCCATCTCAGTGACAACCCTAACGCCAAAGTTATACATGGGCAAATCACTGAATGATGACAACACAGACATATTAGCCTTGCCTATGGCATTCTCATAAACCCTATAAATAACAGACTCAGCAGGGAGAATCTGCAAACACTTAATGACATCCTCACAGACCTTCTTAAACAACACCATAGACGCATGAGTGATGTCGTAAGTAGCATTGTTAGAAGCACTGATAGCCTGTTCCCTAACGCCAACCAAAGCATCAGACTTAGGAGTAGATCCATCAACAACTTCATTGAGACCAGTCGCATCCCTAATCATCCGAAGATAATGATTATACAACGCAATAAGCTCATTGATATTCCTAATCTGATTCTCAATAGAACGAATCGGAGGATTCTGAAACCCACCCTCAGGATTCTTAGACCGATAGTAAAAAATACCAGTCTGCTCATAGATATCCTGAATCTCAAGAGGCTGCAAATCCCCACCCTTACCAAGCTGAACATTCTCAAGACCCTCAACGTCAATAATCAATCCATCAGGCTTAGCCTTAGCAATAGCCTGCTGAATCTTCAAGTGAGTAATCTGCAACTGATCAGCAAAGCCAATGACAGAGGCAACCATAGACTTAGGCTGCAACCTACGCATATTGACAGCAATAGGAGAATAAGACATCCTAGCCCTGGTGATGTCGTGAACATTCCGAGGAATGTTCTTCTTCAAGCCATAATTGTAAATCATCTCAGTGCCTACAATGTAACTACCACCATAAACAGTAGCATAAGACATCTTATACGGCTCTCTGTCGTAAATACTCTCTCTGGCAGGAGTGTAAACCTCCCCCTTAAAGTAAAAGCCTACATTCCCGAAACGACTCTCCTTACTCTCGTAATAAACATCATCAACAGCCATGAACTCAAAGTCCATAACCTCGACAACATACTCATCATACCCATAAACCATCCTCTGAGTGTATCTGTCGTAAGATGAATAGCCAAGGCGAGAAGGATTGTTTGAATACTTATACTGAACATCTCTAGCAATTTTTTCATACTGCTCCTCCGTAAACTGATCACCAGCAACACGCTTTAACTCCTGAATACTAATCCTCTTAATGTGACCAGCATAAGTCAAATCATTCATATTTGGATCCTCAGTATACGAATGAATGAAAAACGCAGGGTCTACATAACTTGTCGTAATGCCATAATTAGGGTCATTATCCCTCTTAACAACAGCCATCCCAATAGATACAAGGTCATTGACGCAACGCCTGAAAATAGAATCATTGAAGTCATTCCACTCCAAAGTTAAACTAGTCGCAATCTGAGAGGCTATCTCTGCCGATGTCTTTATGTTCTCGTCAAGGAAAATCTCAGCCTCCTCAGGAGTATCTGGAATTGACTTTGCATTTATACCAGTGTCAACGCCAACCATGTTAGCCATCTCAATCAAATCCTTGTTGTCAACCTCAAACTTAACCTTAGCCTTCTTGCGCTCCTTCTCAGAGATAGATAACGGATCAACAGCCTCTACATTAGGATATGGCTTCTTGGATAAAATCTTGTTGACAACAATGCGAACAAACTTAGGGACAATAGGAACAGGAGACCAGTCAATATTCAACAAAGTCCCATCCCCATTGTTAGGGTCTAATGAAGTTAATATCTGTTTGTAAATGGACACATCCTGAGTGCCATTGGCGTAATCCCTATTCCTCTCATATTCACCAAGCCTCTTCCTAAATACACTCTGAGCATCATCAGTCCTTCCCCACTGAGATTCAATAGCCTTTGCATACTTTAATCCGTACTCCTTCGAGGCCTTAGCCTGTGCGCTTACAAGAGGATTTGGAAAGTTCCCATAAGGGAAGTTAATTTTACTATCCATGCACCTATTTTTATGCAAATATAGGTGGTTTTAACAAAGTGCTAAATCAACGTATAGGCAACGCCTTGTGCCTCCTAAAAAACACCTTCTCAGATAAATCAACAGTCTTCTTAATAGGTCTGTTCTTCTGAGCCGCTAACAAAGCCAAGCCAGAGGAAATCGTAAGGTCAAATGCAGTCCTGTCGTCAATCTTAAAGTTAATCCAATCCTCAAGAGTCCTCTCAAAAAACATCTTGCCATGTAACCCAGTCTCATCATGAATGCCTATCTGCTCGTGAATGTAAGCCTCAATAGCCTGAGCATGCGCCTGTATTACATCTTGGCTGTTAGAAGGGATGCCCTTCGTCTTGACATTACTGCTGCTCATCGGGACCTTTAGATGATCAGGCCTGTCAAGTATATAACCATCATATCCCCTATCCTCAAAATACCTGACAATGCCGTACTTATTGTTCTCAATGAGCAATGGATAGCCGTAATATACCGCAGCCATCAAAACATCCTCATAGAATATCCTAGCAAGAGGTGGCCTTTCGGCATACTCAGCAACAAATATACTGGAGGGATGCTCTATGCTAAACTTGTTAAAGAGATGGCACGCCCCCTTAGAACCCCTGCCATCCATAGTCTTGTCAATGTCGTATGAGTCAACACCACCAACACCCAACAGCTCATTACCCGGATACGGCTTGCCATTTTTATCCACCTTTCTGTTGCGCAACTCCTGCGGTGGTAGCCAAGCAATATGCCACTTCCCATTGGGATTTGAAGTGAAGATGACCTCAGAGTCCTTAACCCCATCCCTCCATACAAAATCACCCCTAACTACAGGACTTGGATATAGACTCCTGTTGTACTCAATCTGTTGGTAGATTTTGCCAATATTAAAGTGCGTAGACTTAGTGGACTCCCTAAATGCCTCATCAATAGTCCAAGGGAACTGCCTGATAACCTCGTTGAGTTCATAAGCATCATTCATCAAAGCCTTGCGCTCATTGGAAAGATATGTCTTAGCCCCAATCTTAATGATGTCACCATCAATAGTCTTAATAGGTGTCTTTGGATTGTCGATAATAGGCATACCATATGGATCAAAGAAACCCTCCAAAGCCTCATATGCAGGAATGAAAATCCTATATAACCCACTCTTTGTCCTCCCATTATCATTTCTATCCGAAGGATCAGAGTCATTGACAAGCTTCCTGAACTTACTGCCACCCCTATCTAAAGGATTTACAGTACTGCCAACCAAAGCCTTCCCAACAACCTTCTTGCCGACAATCAAACAGGTCCTGTGAATCCTCCACACCTCAGTGATGTCCATAGGATTCTCCCACTTACCCGCCTCATCTAAATACAATATATGCAACTTCTCACCATCATACGCATTCGTAGTCGTGTTCTTCCAGTTGATAACAGTATCTAACGCCTGAGTGTCTAAAGATGTCTTATTCGTCTTGGTAATCCTTTTAGATGGCTCACGAAATGCCAACTCAACCCTCGGATTCGTAGTCCCATCTTGAATAGGCTTGAAGAAAAAAGGATAACCCCTAAACATAGGGAGAACCTTCTTCATAAAAATATTCTCCTGAGCATCCTTACCAGTCTTACTCATAATGCCCAACACTTTGTTAGACACACTAGTACCCTTGTCAATAATGATAGCAGAGCTGATATTTGTATACCCACTACGCCTGCACTTAACGTAAACCTGTCCAAGAGACCTCGGATCTACAATGCAAGCCTCAGCATGAATGAACAACTTCCTCTGAAAGTCCAAATACCCACCATAGCCAATGTCCATCTGACTCCACTGCAAGAACATATAATGACTTCCAGTGATGTAAGTGGGAACGCCATTATTGTAAAACCAAACACCATTCTTGCGCCTGTCAAACTCCCTCGTGATATATGGCGTGTGCTTATCCCTAAACTCCTTAGGCTGTAACATCCACTCATCCATACTCTTAATCTTCATCAAGTCAGCAGGCGGCTGAACCCTCCTCCACATCTGACGAGTCTTTATCATGTCGTGAT